CACGCCAACCAAAACTGTTAAAAGCGTTTTGTTTTTGGTAGCCCAAGCAGTAAAAACAGCCAACTTTGGTGCCAATTCGTCAATGACTGGAAGCAACATTTCACCGAAAGTGTCAGACAAGCCAGCGAGAGCAAACTTCATCTTGTCAAACGATGAAGCGGAAGCTGCAGCAGTTCCGCCGACCTGACCTTCGACAGCTTTAAGAATGATGTTCTGTGCTTCAAGCAGATTGCCCGACTCAACAAGAGCTTTGATCTTGTCCTTTTCTTGCTCAGTAAAAGTGACACCAGACTTTGCTAATGCTGCGATGCCTTTGATCGGGTCCTGTAACGCTTTACCCAACTGGACAGCGTTACCCTCGGCAGTTCCGAAACCTGCGGCGGCCATGTCAAGAGCTGCCGCAGTCGCACGATCAAACGCACCGCCAGCCTGCCCAACGGTTTGAGTTAAAGCACTAAAAGTTGCCAGTTTGGTTTGTGTTGCCTTAATAACGTCAGCGTCAACAGCAATAGTCTTTTCAAGGCTTTCGGCGTAGGCAGAAACTCTTTTGGTGGCATCCTCAAAGCCCATGGTGTCAAGAACTGAAGCCAGTTTTTGGTCTGCGATTCGTGCTTCTTCAGCACCTTTAGCGGCACCAACAAGGAACGTACCTAAAGCGGCGACAGCCAACCCTGCCGGTACTGCCGCCTTCTTGATTGCAAAAGAGGCTTTTTGCCCGTTCGTCTCAAGTTTTTTAAAGTCGGCAATTGCTTTATCTATGCCCTTGGGATTCCACTCAGAAATGATTGGGAGGTTAATAGCCATTACTTAAACTCTTTTTGTGCATCAACCATGAACTGGTCAATGATCGGTTTTAGTGCCCGTTCAGTTTCGGCAACCATCTGATCCACGTCTTTCCACATATAGCGAGAGGGTGTACCTCTTAAAGCTGAGTCAAATTTAGGTCGGCGATACTTTGGCTCTCGGCGCGACTTCGTCCCACCTGCTTTTCCTGCCATGTCAGTAATCGCTACGGGCGCGCCCTTAGTGACCACACGAACCACTGCAATCTGTTCAGCGCCAGCAGTCGCCGAACCCTTGCGAGGCTTGCGAGTGTTCAACGAGATCTGAACCTTCTTGACGTTCTTCCACCCGGTACGACCGTTGTGATTCATACCGCTCAACGGTGGTGTTTGTGGGATTCGACTGTTAATCAAATCCACCAAAGGCTGAGCCGCGACCTTCGTATCTTTGAGCAGAGTCCGACGCATAGCAGGATTAATCTTCTGCATCTTCTTTAATGCGTCTTGCAGACCGTAAGTATCAAGTCTCACATCTGCAGCCATTAGGTTTTCTTTCTCTGCTCGTTGATGATCTGCACACAAGTTGCCAGATCCTCTGTCTCGAATGTTATTTGTGGAGGCCAGAACCCAGTCTCAACTAGCAGAGCTGCTAGCTGACGTCGGTGGCCTCCTGCGTAGGGACTGCAGACGCAGTCTCCACAACTTCTAGATCTTCTAACTTTTTGACGAACTCATCAAATGAGATCGGGACTGGATGACCTTGCTGCTTACTGGCTTCGTAGGCCATGAAGGCTAGATCTTCCATCCCGATCCCGTTCGCAAGATCTGATGCTCGTCGCTTGAATTTACGCTCCCACGAAATGATTACGAAAAGGTTCGTGATGACTTGGTAGGTCTCGCCATCGGCGAGTTTGACACTGAGTGTGAGTTTCATTTGTTCTCCTTAGTCGGGATCGGATTACTAGATCACGGGTTCGTTACATCGCGGGCAAATGTTCCGCCCATGAACACGGCCTCAACAACCGACAACTCGCCAACGGTCGCCGAAATGGGCGTCACGGTCGCTAGGTAACAACCTGTCAAAGTGTACTCAGGATTCGAAGCGGACTCAGTTGGGCCAGCTGGGCTGATGACGATTGTGGAAATCACGCCAAACATTGAGTTCAGCATCGTCTCAACTTCGGTCGCACCGTAACTCTGGAACAAGGTGAGCGTCAGCTCGTTGCTGTAAAGCCCAGCGGTGAAGGTTCGTGAGGTCTGACCAAAGGCCGTGTTCTCAAGTGCTTCAGCCGTGAGCGTCAAGGTCGCTGCAGAGCAGTGATCAGTCAACGTCATTGCTGATGGGGCTGTAACGGTGACGGTGGGGTTGGCTAGGTAGGTGACTGTTGCGGTCATGATGTGTTTCTTTCTATGTGCGGCGTGTGCCGATTCTTATTGTGAGATCATATGCGGGCAGTTCTTGTGACCCGATTTGAGCGAGCGACGGTGAGCCATTCAGAACGGCAATGGGGCTGTCCATTATTGTGTCCACGACGCCGAGGATGTAGTCGCTTGAATCTTGGTTGCCGGGTGGCGCTCCAAGGATTCGGAGATCAACTGTGATATCGGCGACTTGGTTGTTGAAACAAGTGAACGTCGGTAATTCCACGAACACGGTGAGCGGTCGTGCGTTGCGCGGATCGGTAACAGGCTTAAGTCCCAACGCTGTGAGCGACGCTGACACCGTGTTGATGGTGTCCGTGAAGATTCCTGCCATTTCATGCACACTGCGATCGTTTAATGCCGAGCAACTGGTTGACTCGACCTAAGGTCATGAGCGGCGGTCCTGTCATGTCACCAAACGACGCGTAACTGTCTCCAGTGGTTCCGCGTTCACGGTAGAGCCCTGCGGCGTAAAGCGTGGTTCCTAACAGCACTGAACTGTCAGGGACGGTCGTAAGACTGTCGTGGTAACCAGCCTGCACGCGACGCCTGAAACACCAAGCGTTCGCAGCTGCGACACAAGTAGTGAGAAACGCGGTGTCATTTGCCGTGGCCGACGCGATCCCAAGAAACTCTTGTACCGGGGCAACTGATGACAACCAAGTGCAGGACTGGGTCCAAGTTACGGTTCCAGTCGCTGAAGCTCTTTGATAGTTATCAAAGTTTGATTTGACAAGTAGTTGATTCGTGATGGTGACTTCGTAATCAAATATAAAGTCACCTTCAAAACCGACACCAACATACAGAAAAGTAGGGACAGCCTGAACGATGTACGTCGCATCAAAATTGTTTCCTACTCCTGCGACGACGATCGTTTGACCAATCGTGATGTCGGTTGCCTCGAGGGTCTGAATCACGGCGTAGTCGTCCACACGTTGTGCGTGCGTGACGGTGAATACGGCCATGATTCAGATCCTCTCGTAGTTTCCGTCTATCAGACGAAATCAGCCTTGATGGCAAGTTCTGGCGAAATGACCTTCGATGCCCAGTAACCACGGACTGCGATCTGCCTGCTGAGTTGTGAGGGGTTTTCCACGGAAATCAAGCCCTTATTCATCTCATATGACTCGAGCGCACGCGGATCAAGGATGGTCATGCCAGCCGAGGTCAAGTTGCGGTCAACGACGACTCGCAAACCGAAAGCAAACGCGCCCTGTGTCGAAGCGACATTGAGTGAACCGTATGCGTTCATTGGTCCCACTTGTGGGAACAACGGACGGTCCGCCGTATCTGACAAACTGCCCATCAATTTCCAGACGTTTGGTGACACAGCAAGCACGGAAGGCAAGTTGCCATTTGAGCCAGTCAAGATGTCAGCGGCTGCGGTGTACATCCACTCAACCCAGTATGCCGGGTCAGCAAGTGATGCGTTTGCAAAGTTGTTGCTGTTGGTGACGCCAGTCTGCAATTCCGAGCAAGCGAGCAAGTCGGTGCGGTCCATGTAGACGCGCATCATGTCATCAAGCAACGGTCCGAGTGCTTCAGGCTGTGTCCAGTCAATTGAGGCTTCGCTGATTTCAACGTAGCCACCCTGAATCGTCTTGGTGATTTGAACGTCGTCAATGCCGAAAGTTGATGCAGTGATGGTCGTGTTCTGTGTGGCAGTACCGACTGAGTTATGAACATTCACTACAGGGCGAATGAAAACTGAGCCTCCCTGCGGCATGGGGCGCAACGTGGTGGCATCAACGAGAGGGCGCGAGCCGACGAACGTGTTCACCACATTTTGGATGATGGGGGTTGGGATCACACCGGGCAGATCAGTTGTGGTCACGTTGGGAGCTGCGGCGCGGATGTTTTCGTTAAGTTGTGCGAAATCGCTTCCGCCACGAACGAATGCTGAGATGTATTCGCTAACGGACGGCAATTTGAATTCGCGCTTGGCGGTTGCATAGATCGGTTGAGTCGCGATTGCGGCTTCAACGCTTGTGGGTTCTGACATGGTTTCATCCTCCTCGGATGGTGTTGTTGGGGTTGTTTCTGTTGGGATTTCTTCTTCGGGTTCGTCGGCCTGAGCCACGAGGTCGCGTATTTCTGCGCCCGAGAACGCTGGTACGGCGACCAAAGACAATTCGACTAGCGAAGCTTTGGTGACGACGGTGGCTTTCAGTTCTTTGTCGTAGTACGACTCTTGGACTTCCGCACCTACGGACACCGCATCGTAAGCGCCTGAGCGGATCAGTTCTACGGCATCTGCGCTGGCTCTCGTTTTTGCGAAGGTCGCGGTAAAGCCCAAGCCCTCTTCAAAATCGGCAAGAGCGTTAACGGTGCCACGCAACTGCGTAAGGTCGTGCCCTTCTATGAGCTTTGCGGCTTTCTGATTGATATCAAAAGCACCTCGCTCAAACGCCACACGCTGTCCGCCTAAAACGGTTGCGGTGACTGGAGCCCACGGAACTGCAATACCAGATATTGACGCTGGTGCGTCTTCTTCTGATTTTGCGAAGTCAACTGTGGGTAGATCGGCTGTAAGTCGAATCATGCCATTTCCTCTGATCTGCGTTCTTCTGCTGACGGTTCGTAAGCAACGCTTGCTAAATCGTTTTCTGCTAAATAGTCGTCAATGTCAAATTCGACATAACGGCCACGGGGCAGAATGTTGTTCATTGACAAGGTTTGTTCAATGCAATCCAAATATTGTTTTGCGCCGAACAAGTAAAGGTCCTGTCGTGCGGATTGGGCGTTTTGGTATGTGTAGCCCTGTACGCCGATGCCTAAAAGGTATGCGGGAATTCCAGTGGCCCGAGACAGTTCTAATGCTTGGAATTGACGCGACTCAATTAGTTGCAATTTGTTCGGGTCACTGGAGAACTCTTTAAAAGTGACAACGCTGTTAAGTGCGCCAATGGCACCTACCTGTCGAGCGTTACGCCAAGCAGCTGCAAGTTCTGAAAGGTCCTCGGCTGACATTGGTTCGGATGCGTCGGTCTGCTGAAGCCACCCGGCAGCAATCTCGTTGACAGCAAAACGATCCGATGCCTGTTGCAGTTTGATCGCAGTCATAATGGCGCGGTTGCCTGTGTAGAGCAGTCCTTGCGACGGTGCCAAGAATTGGATGACGTCATCAGTGTTGAGTTGGACGCCGTTAAACATGATGTCATTGGACGGTCCGAAACGCTGTGCGGTCTGCTGGTCGCCCAGAGTGACCATTGCGGCGGGTAGCCATTCAAACGAAAGCGGACGGCCTGTAGCGGACGACCGTGAAGTGACATACCAAAAGCCCTGCCCCCACAAAATGAGGTCGGTTACAAGCTGAGAAAAAATAAAGTTTCGAGTCACGCGAGGATCGGGCTGATCCATCCACTGTTCATTTGGAATGTAAATTTCTTCGTACTCGGATCCAGTCCACTGAGTGGTGTAATGCTTGAGTTCCAAGCAGCCGACCATTGACGCGATCATCTGAACGGACCGCGAAATGGTCGGCACAGACAAGGCGAGTCGTTGCAACTCCCCGACAGAGTATGCGTAGTAGTCGCCGATCTGCGCGGCTGATCCAGCCGCTGCCTGAACGGGAGCAGACGCAAACGCGGGGGTCGCATTAACTTTCTTGCTACCGAAAAGAGCCATCACTTGCGAGTCTCTCACAATTTTTGTTCTGTGTTAAGTACCCTCAACCAAAAGCAAAAGCGGCTTTGTTGGCTCGCACTGGTTTGGACGCGAGCATGATTCCCCACACTGCGCACCGCGCTAACTCAATCGGTCCGGGTGACTTCTGCGAACTAAGCACAATTGACCCGCCCGTTTTGACGGCGACTGCTCGCGCTAGATGTTCGGCCAGTGCGATATCGCCAGTGTGGTTGACGCGATCCTCCACGATCATCGCCCGGCACGCGGCCGTCCATTTGAGTAACTCGGCGTAGCCGACGATTTGCATCCGACGCCGTAGGTCTGGGGGACAGTGAATTTCTAGCGATGGGGTGACAGCAAGTTTTACGGTTTGGTCGTGCATGATCCGCACAACTTCCTCCCACATTTGTGCAGCCGACTCGACAACGAACGCGACCGAGACGATGACGCGACCGTCATCAAAAGCGGTTGAAATTCCGACGTAGCGCGAGTCATCAACCGATGAGTCAATGGTGAGCCACTGGGTTGCTGGTGCTGGTCGGTCGGATTTGCGATCATTCCATAGGTTGATCGGCAAATAAGAGTTTGTCGAATCTACCCACAGATTGAGGTGGCCACGAATGAAAGCTTGACGGTTGGGTGAGTCGTAAGCCAACTCCAAAGCCTTGGCCGTAATCGTCGTCCCGAGCGCAGGGTTTGCCCATCCCCAATGCGACCGATCCTCAAGACTGACACCGGGCGGAAGTGACCACTCAGCGAAATAGAGCGCAGTTGGTTGACCCGAGTCAATCGCCGCAATGCCCTGTTCTCTTAGTTGTAAAAGGACGGTACTGCCCTGATCGCCAGCCGTGCTGAAGAGCATCATCATGGGATTCTTGACTGCAATCTGCGAAGGCCGTAAAGCCGTGAAAACGACCTCGGGGCTGATGTCCCAAACTTCATCCACAAGCAGAACTGACGCAGTCATACCGTGAGCGTGAGCGGACGCCGCGACAACCGAAATACTTGAGCCGTCAGGGAAGTTGATCCGCTCGTCACCGTTCTGCCAACGAACCTTGCAATCAAAGTTCTCAAGGTCGCGCACAACATCACGAAACAAAGCCATGCTCCGACGCTTTTGGTTAGCCACAATCACAATCGTCTGAGGCTCACGACGTGCAGCTGCATACTCGGTCGCCATAAACCCAGCGACCGCCCGCATCACAAGACTTTTGCCGTTCTGACGGGCCGTACTGATACAAGCCTCACGAAACACAAAGTCGCCGTCGGCATCCACAGTTAAAGCGTCGTTCACGATTCGCTTTTGCCAGTCCATTAACTCAATATTGAGGACGCGCTTCGCCCACGCAGTCAGGGCAGGACCAAAACTCTCACCGGGTGGAACAGGCGTCACCAACCTCGGCTCAATACGACCAGATATGACTGAACCACCGCTGGTTCGGGCTGGTTCCTGCTGGTTCAGGCTAGTTGAGGGTATTTCGGGAT